GTTCTTTAATTTAATTCTAGTAGTGGAGGTTCGCCTTGGCAGGCAGAGATATAACCGAAGGTAGAAGTACCCGTGCCGTTGCAGTTGACATTGGTGTAGTTTCATCCACTGCTGTATGGCAGAACACCGATATGTCTTATGACGTAGCCATTGGTGGACTCCCATTCTTTTATGCAATCAATGATGCACGTCCATACATCCGTCAGACTGCACCTTTTCGTAAGGACCAGTTTGACAATGGTAGCGAACCAGGTGAGCAATCACTTGCTGGTTGGTGGCTAAGAAGTCAGGCATCGTTCCACTCTGGTTCAGGTATCAAGTTCTATGACCCTGCAACTACTGATGAGAATGGCCACTATCGTTTTGCTCAGTCTAAAGGTCTGAATGTGTGGACCAAGGGACAAGTAACCCTGCTTAAAAACTGCACATCTGCTCACGTAACTACTGGCGCTATTGCATCTAATGGTACGCCACAGCAACACGTGCGTTCTATTCTATGGAACTCAACCTCAGGTGTATTACTGCACGATGAGTATGATGTAGATAAGATTGCAGTAGATGGTACAGTCACCCACTTCGTAGATTACAACGCAGGCTCTGCTTATCCAGTCTACGCCATCTGTGATGACGGCACCTATGCCTACTGGATTACAAAGATTACTGATGCAGGTGTAGTCAAGACTGCTATGTACAAGAAGCCATTGACTGGCTCTTCTGCTAGCACAGCAGATGAAACACAGATGTGGAAAGACTCATCAGTTGTAGTTACTAATGCAACTATGGAATATGTCAAAGAGCGTATCGTAGTCTGTATCAATAACAAAGTCTACGAAATGTCATCATCAGCATCTGCTTTGCCTACTGCTGTATACACGCACCCATCTTCAACCCACGTCTATACATCTATTGCTGCCTCTGGACCCGCTATCTATGTATCAGGCTACAACGGTATTCAGTCAACAATCGTAAAGTTTACCTTGTCTACAGCGGGCGTAATGCCTACGCTGACATCAGCAGTAGTGGCAGCAGAACTACCAGTGGGCGAGATTACCCACCGCATCTATTACTACCTTGGCTATATGATGATTGGCACTAACAAAGGTGTTCGAGTTGCTGAAGTCCTAGATGATGGCTCTATTAAATATGGTCCGCTGATTGTAGAAACATCACAGCCCTGCTACGACTTTGCTGCACGTGACCACTATGTGTGGTGCGCCACTGGTGTAGACGGTGATGCTGGAGTAATCCGCATTGACCTATCTAATGAATTAGAAACTCTACGCTTTGCGTGGGCTAATGACTTATATATGGATGGTGTTACAGGACACGTCACTACTGGCTGCGCCTTTGCTGATGGCACTGACCGACTTGTATTCTGTACGGCATATGCATCATCAGCCGATGGTGCTATCTATATCGAAGACGCATCCACCCTTCGTGCTTCAGGCTACTTGACTACGGGCAACATTCGCTACGGAACTCTTGAGCCTAAGAACTTTAAGCGCCTACTAGGACGTGGTGACTTTACCTATGGTTCTATGACACTAGAAACTGTAGACAAAGATGGCGTCGAATATGACCATATCTCATACGATTCAACTATTAGTCCTATCGAAGTAACTACATCATCACCTGCAACAGCACAAGAGTATGTGGCTTACAAGTTTATTCTCTATCGTGACAGCACAACAACAAGTGCTGGTCCTACATTCAAGGGCTATCAGGCTAAGGCTACTATTGCCACCCCTCGCCAGCGAGTTATCCAGTTCCCTGTCTACTGCTATGACCTAGAGACAGATAGATACAACTCAATGATTGGCTATGATGGCAAGGCATTTGAAAAAATTCTAGCCCTAGAAGATATCGAAGAATCAGGTGACGTACTTACCTGGCAAGACTTAACTACTGGCGAATCTCGCCAAGCAGTTATCGAACAAGTTTCATTCTCACGTCAGACTCCACCCGACAAACGCTTTAGCGGATTTGGTGGAGTAATTCAGATTACGATAAGGACGGTATAATGTCTGCAGCAGAATGGGCAGGCTTTGCCGTTGCCGTTATGACGCTGATTGCTGGATTTACAGCAGCGATTAGATGGTTAGTACAGCACTACTTAGCAGAACTTAAACCTAATGGTGGAGGTTCGATGAGGGACGCAGTTAATATCAACACCGAACGATTGGACCGAGTTGAACAACGCGTTGACCAGATTTATCTCATCCTCTGCGAGAGAGACACTAAGTAAGTACGCAGTATTTCTTATTGTCTTAGGTACTTCATTCTTCTGGAACCCTACTGCTAGTGCCGATGGCACTTGGCAGGCTACCAATGGTTTAGTATCTGGCAACACAGTACAGTTTGATTATCGTGGTGGCTCTGCCACATATACAGGCACTGTTACTGATGGCTCAACTGTTACTGTCACGGTCAACAATACAATTGCTAACTGTATCGGTACTTGTAATCCTATTCCAGATGTATGGACTGTATTAATCAACGGTCAGTCTTACTCAGGTAATACTATAGAGATTACAACTCTAACTGCTCAGGTATCAGGTCAGTTAATTATTGCTGCAACTGGTATAGATGTTGGATTCTGGGGTGGATGGTATGGACCAATCATCACAGTATCTATCGCAAGCCCTCAACCAGCGCCTGCACCCTCTCCTGAACCGACCCCGACTCCTTCGCCAACCGTTGATTCAGCGACAATATCAGAGCCTGTTCCCTCTCCAAGTCCATCTGTAACTCTTGAGAGCGCAACTCCCACTGTCGATTCTTCGACTGTAGTTGTTCACAATCCTGACGTAGTTGTTGAAACTCAGACTCCTTCCGTCGATACATCGACTGTGCTTCTTCCAACTGAGACTCAAACTGTTTCTTCTGAGACACTAACAGTAACCCAAGAGTCACTGACAGTAACAGAAACAACGACTGCAACATCTAATCCTCCTTCACCTAGTGAACCAGTACCTAGTATACCTACTCCGCCTCCAGCAGTGGAACCTCAACCAACACCTGCGCCCCAGGCTCCAACACCTCAACCAGAGCCTCAGCCGCAGCCAGTTCCCGTTGTGCCAGTTTCTGATACTCCGATTGAATCAACTCCTCCATCTGAGCCTTTAGAAACGGAGAGTCAAACAACTCAACCTGAATCTGATGTTCCTCTAGTGGAAGAGCCAGTAGTTGTTGAAGAGCCACAGCCTGTCGAAGAACCGCCTGCACCTCCTGTTGAAGAAGTTGAGCCTCAACCTCCAGTCGAGGAGCCTGTTCAGGTACAGCCTGAACCAAAGCCTGAACCTTTACCTGAGCCAATCGTAAAACCTGAGCCAGCATCTCAGCCTGATATCGCATCTGTCCCTCCATCTGTAAGCACTGTTGACTTACAGAGTCTACCACCTAGCACACCAGTGCAGTTGGATAACGGTGTAGTAGTTACGGCTGAAGTCGCAATAGCAGTGGCTTTATTACAAGACCCAGCAGCGCTGGTACAAGAATTATTTACAGACCCAGGTGCAGCCTTGGCTGCCCTTGGCAGTGTAGGTGCAGACCTACCACCAGAAGTACGTGAGAAGGCTGAAGATGTAGTTGTCTCAGCCATCATTGCAGGGGGCATAGCAACACAAGCAGCAGCATCCGCTGCAGCAACAGCAGCCTACAGGAGAAAACCATAATGAAGAAACTCTTTTCCGATATAGCAAATCAACTATGGACACTCCTTGGAATGTTCGTTGCTTGGGTAGTCCTTGAAGGTTCTGCCAAGACAGTAGTTGGTTACTCAATTGTTATCTGTCTAGTTATCTGGACAGTTACTTTCAATCTACGCAACCTAAAGGACGATGAATAATGGACACATTCAAGAATGTAATGATGCGAATCCTCGCAGTTATTGCAGCAGAAGCACTCGGTGTTATCGGTGCTGGTTCTCTGGTGGGTATTGAAGTATGGCAAGCAGCAGTCCTTGCTGGTGCACTTGGTGCAGCACGAGTACTCGAAGCCCTAGCCCGCTTCTTCCTAGCAGATGGCAACCTATCAGCAGAAGAAATCAATGCAGCCTTTGCAAAGGTTGACAAGAAGGCGAGTGAATAATGGGTCAGCGTAATGACTTTATCAAAGTAGCCCGTGAACAAGTCGGGGTAATCGAAGGACCAAAAGATAATGAAACTAAGTACGGTGCGTTCACTAAGGCAAACTTCCTACCTTGGTGTGGTTCGTTTGTTATGTGGTGCGCGAACGAAGTTGGGCTTAAAATTCCTAACGTTGTTGGCACACTTGCTGGTGCCCAAGCCTTCATCAAGAAAGGGCAGTGGGAGAAAGTAGATGAAGCGGTTCCACTACCTGGCGATATTGTTTTCTTTGATTTTCCCAACGATGGTATTGACCGCATTAGTCACGTTGGAATCGTGGTTAGGGACAACGGAGACGGAACTGTAATTACAATCGAAGGCAACACAGCACCCGACAAGAAGGGTGACCAGCGCAACGGAGGGCAAGTCTGCCTGAAGAAGCGTGCTTATAAAACAAAGAATGGACCAGCCCTCAAGAAGTCACTACCTGTGTACATCGTGGGATTCGGCAAGCCAGTCTTCAAATCATAAGGAGAACATATGTTCGACACAGAGAAACTAAAGCAAATCGGACTGTCATACTTCCGCGCAGCAGCAACCGCTGTCGGTGCGTTGTATATGGCAGGAGAGCACGACCCTAAGAAGTTGGCTATGGCATTCGTAGCAGGCATCATTGGTCCAGTCCTGAAGGCTTTGGACACCAACTCACCTGAGTTTGGTCGTAAGAAGTAACCATTTAACACCCCATTCTAGGGGGCTAGCAGCCCCGTAGAGACAAGAAGACCCCCGACCCTAGTATCACTACTATGGAAGGGGGTCCTTTTGTCATTTCTAGGGGTTACCTTGTACGCCCAGGGGCATACACCTAGAACTCAGGTAGCATATCACGGCGTGTCGCTAACTCCCAGTCAGGTCAGGGTATGTGTATAATTAAATTATTATTAAATAATAAATACTATATAAGGCGCTAAGGCGCCTATATATAATATATATATTATATAATAATAATCAACTGAATATTAGATAGGTCCCCTCATTGAGTCACCTCCTGTCCTCTGAGGGGGTCTATCTAAACTACCGACAGGAGTAACTATGTGGAATCCATTTAAACACAACGAAGAGCACGATGATATTGCTTGGGGTTTAACTCAACTATCTGTAGCAATCATTAATCTACAAGATGCAGTCAAAGAACTACGAGAAGAAGTCGACTACCTAGTAGACTATCTCGATGATTAAGTTAGACAACTACGAATTACCTGAGCATATATCTTACTCAGCGTTCACAACATATCTGACCTGTGGTTACCAGTACTACCTAGGTCGACTACTTCAGGTTCCTGAGGAACCATCCATCTGGTCAGCAGGAGGGCGTGCGTTTCACTACGCGACAGAACTATATGATTACGACAACGAATGAACTATGGGCGAAAGCCTGGCGCAAAGAAACAGAAGGACTAAATCTTGCTACCGCGAGAGTGGCTGGCAAATCAACCAAAGCAAATCCTAATAAGGAGGATGCTAACTGGTGGAATATCAATGGCTCCGTTTGGGTAGACAACTACATCAAGTGGAGGCAGAACAACCCTGACTGGAAGATATGGACCACACCTCAAGGTGCCAGAGCCATTGAGTTGGAACTAAATCCAGTCATCGCAGGCGTGCCAGTGAAGATGTTTATCGACAGAATTTTTGAGGTTAACGGACAACTTGTGATTGTCGACCTCAAGACTTCACGCACACGACCAACCTCTGACCTTCAGTTAGGCTTCTACAAAGTAGGAGTCGAGCAGATGATAGGAGTTCCAGTCAATCTAGGAAACTACTGGATGTCTCGTGAATCGGGGACAGGAGAGATGATTGACCTAAGTAGATATACCTTAGACACTCTCGAATATTTCGTGGATGGTTTTGATAAGGCTCGTAAGGCTGGTATATTTCTACCGAACCTACAATCGTGCAGTTTCTGTGGACTCACAGAACACTGCCAATTCACAAAAGGAAAGTAAATGACAAACGAAGACTGGAAACTACAGGTTTCTATTCGCACCAGTGCTAATCGTGATTCAGATATGATTAACATTCGTGCAAATACTGCTGAAGAACTCAGCGTATTGCTTGAAGGAATCGGTGATTACTCAACACAGATTGCTGCAGTTGCTAAGAAAGTACAGGGTGCTTACACCGTACTCCCTTTATCGACGCAGAATTCCACTACAAGCACAACGCCATCTGGATTCTCCAATCCAACCCAGGCGGACAATCCATTCGCTGGGGCACCAGCGCAAACCCCACCGCCCGCATCGGCGCAGCCAACAACACCAACGTGCGTACACGGCGCGAGAATCTTCCGACAGGGAGTAAGCAAGACAACAGGCAAACCTTACGCTTTCTGGGCGTGCCCGACACCTCAGGGAACTCCTGACCAGTGTAAGCCAGTAAACTAAATAAGAATTATAAGTGGGGTAGTTAATCGGGGAAGGTGACTGCCCCACTTATAACATTAGACAGGAGACGAAATGTTTTACAGAAAAAGAATTGAAGATTTAGAAGCAAGAGTTCACGAGATAAAGCAGAAGTACGACGCGCTTTACCTAGACCACATCAGAGTTCAGACAGAGATAGACTCTAGCATTAGACGCACATTCAAGGATGAGTTAGCCAAGTATCGTGCAGCAGTGCAGGGCACACAGACTGACCGCATTAAGTTTGGTGTACTTGAAGAGTGGATTAGAGATGTCTTCGCTCTTAACAATCTCAAATTCTCTGACCAAGACTTTATTGAGAAGTCAGAAGAACAGGTGCTACGTGAGAAGATTGCCAAGGAAATTGAGGCTGAGAAATGCAACGATTCCTGGCACGATTGCTATGGAGTCAATGGCGAACACTGTGATGTAGTCAAGAAACTTGCTGACATTGCAAGGGGTACAAATAAATGAGAACCCTTGTCAGAAGTGTTGGTCGCTCTGACATAGGAGGCGAACCACTACCAAGTTGCTTCAAGACATTTGATGCAAACAAAATTATCTTTCGTAGAGCAGAAGTCTCTATGCTGGCAGGTGTACCAGGGGTCGGAAAGTCCACTCTGGCACTGGCTTTAGCCCTTCGTATGCACGTTCCCACTCTGTACATATCAGCAGATACGAACGCACACACTATGGCTATGCGCCTAGCATCTATGATTAGCGGTAAGAATCAGACAGATGTTGAACACCTAATGAACAACGACACTGGCTGGACTAAGGCTGTGCTACAGAAGGCAAGCCACATTGTCTGGTCATTTGAATCTTCACCTACACTGCAGGATATCCTTGAAGAAGTAGAAGCCTTCGAGGAACTATGGGGTGTACCACCTGAGGCTATCTTCGTAGATAACCTAATGGATATAGCAACAGATGGTGGTGAAGAGTTCGCATCTATGCGTGCAATTATGAAGGAGTTAAAGTATCTTGCTCGTGCAACTAATGCTGGGATTATTATTCTACATCATACTTCTGAAGGTGTTCTGGGCAGTCCTTGTCAGCCCCGCTCTGCTCTCCAAGGCAAGGTGGCTCAACTCCCCGCGCTTATCTGTACCCTTGGGATTGTTGGTACTTCTCTTGGTATTGCTCCAGTAAAGAATAGATACGGGCGTGCCGATGCTAACGCTAACCTAACTTGTTGGCTATCATTTAACCCTGAGTATATGTATGTCGAAGACATACCAGAGAATGGATAGATATGATTAGAGAAGAAGAAGACGATACAACGCAGGAGATGCGTGCACTTATCGTACTTGAGATTAAGCAAGAGACTGAAAAGTTAATTCAAAAGATTGAAGCAGCCAAGGTTCCTATCACTGATGAGTGGACTGATGGACTCAACGCTGGTCTATCGTGGGCACAACGTATCTTGCGTAAGGATAAGAGTGCTTCGTAATGGCAAACCCTAACGGGCGTAAAGGTTCACAGTTTGAAACAGATGTAATGAAATGGCTACGCAAGATGGGTGCTATGGCAGAACGTCTGACTAAGGCTGGAGCAAAAGACGAAGGTGATATGGTTTGTATTGTCGCGGGACAGACATACATACTCGAACTGAAAAACAGGAAGAGCCTATCGCTTCCTGAATTTTGGAAAGAGGCACAGGTTGAGGCGGTTAACTACGCTAAGGCTAGGGATATATCGGAAGTACCCCTGCATTATGTCGTAGTTAAACGTCGCAACTCTGGCATAGAGAATGCTTGGGTCATACAAGACCTAGCACAGTGGATGAAGGAGAAGTCAGGTGATAAAGATTGACAACGACTTGCCACCCATTGCGGATGTCTTGCGTCACTATGGTGCGAACCTTAGACAAGGACACGGGCAAGTCAATCTCAAGTGCCCGTTCCATTCAGATACGCACCAGTCAGGGTCGGCGAACCTCGATAAGAATATCTTTATATGCTTTGCCTGTGGCGTTCAGGGCAACAGTTTACAAATAATCAGTCAACAGGAGGGAATAAATATCAATGAAGCAAGGACATTTGCAGAAGGAATTACTGGGCAAAGCCACCAGGAAGTACGCGGAAAGTATTCATCAGGCATCCGATTACCTCGCAAGCAGAGGAATCAGTCAGGAAGTAGCACGTCTGGCATCATTAGGCGTAGTCTCGGAGCCTGAAGTTGGACACGAACAGTATGCAGGTAGGTTAGCAATACCCTACGTAACTAAGACAGGTGTAGTAGACTTACGTTTTAGAAGCCTTAACCCCGCAGTTGAACCCAAGTATATGGGTATGACTGGTGCTGAAACTAGAATGTATAACGTGCTTGACATTGAACAAGCAGGAGATTTCATAGGGGTGTGTGAAGGTGAACTTGATACCATTACTCTCAGTTATTGCGTTGGCATTCCTTGTGTTGGTGTACCTGGAGCGAACTCCTGGAAGAGACACTACACACGATTGCTTGCAGACTTTGAAAGAGTATTTGTCTTTGCCGATGGTGACCAACCAGGGACAGAGTTTGCCCGCAGTCTTGCCCGCGAACTACCAGTTACTATCGTTCAACTCCCCGAAGGAGATGATGTTAATTCGATGTTCGTGCAAGCAGGAGCAGGATGGTTTCACGAGAAGATGGATATCTAAACTTGGACTTTGACCCTAACGAACCACCTGAATCTTATTGCCACGAGTGCAACAAACAGTTCGAGAACTCATTTGAACTTGTTGACCACACACTGGAAGATGATGAGGAGTTCGACCCGTACTACATACTACCTAATGGTATGAAGTTACTACTGGGGTCACTGCTTAGGTTTATGTATCATCACTCAAAGGAACCAGACCAGATTGAATTGATTACTCAATCAACATACATCACGCTGTTTGCAGCGGAGATGGGATTCGATATGATTGACGAACTGGTTGAAGATATGGTAGTTAAGTCTGCTATGCAAGACCTAGACAAGAACATTGAGAAGTTACTATCAAAGGACAATAATGAAGAAGGCGGAGCGTGAAGAGATATGGCAGATTATAACCCATCTGGCAGGACTAGGGCTGAACGTGAAGGCGTACTCAGTTCAGGGCGAGATGTTACAGGTGACCATTCACGTACCGATACTAACTGGGCAGAGTTTGAACTCAACGTCAGAGATGTAATGCAGGAACTGGGTGACCTGCTCATCAAGAAACATCGTGACTACGGACCGAAGAACATTAGCAACTCACCTTACGGTGCAACCAATGGGCTAGTGGTGCGTATGTGGGACAAGATAGCCCGCATTGTTAACCTTACTAAGCAAGGCAACATCACTGCTGAGAACGAACCGCTTGAGGATTCCTTCAAGGACATAGCAAACTATGGTATAATTGGGCTATTGGTATTGCGAGGAAAGTGGGATAAGTGAAAGAGCAGGAACTATTCGACTGGCTAAAGGCAGAGAAGTTCCCCGACCTCGTTCACTCCCCCGAAGTTTATGATGGCTTTGATTGCACATCTGAATCAGCAAAACTATTTATAGAATTAAAGTGCAGGCGTACGCATTATCCTGAACTACTGATTGAGAAGATGAAGTATGACTTCCTTCTATCTGAGTCTGCTAAGTTAGGACTCTCTCCTTGGTATGTAAACTCCACACCTGAAGGTATCTGGGCATTCGCTCTGCTTGACCTGAAAGAAATAGAATGGAATGAGAAGTGGTTACCATCTACTACTGAGTTCGCTAATAAGAATAACAAGATGAAGATGGTTGGATTCATCCACGTAGACCAAGGGTTTAAGATTATATGATTGAGTGGGCACGCATTGAGCGTTGGGATTATGTGGTTGACTCTGTTGCATCTGAGTACCACAAGAAGTTTGAGATAGACCTTGAAGATATTAGACAAGAGTTGTATCAGTGGTTCATCACTCATCCTAATAAGTTGAATGAGTGGGAAGCAATCGGTGAGAAGGATGCAAAGAATCTTATCTATCGTAGCCTACGCAACCAAGCACTAGATTACTGCCAGCATTGGAAGGCTAAGTCAGGTGGCTATGAAACCTCTGACTTGTTCTACTATGAATCAGATATGGTCGAGGCACTGTTGCCTGCTGTATTGCGTGGTGATTTCAATATCACTGCACAGTTAAACCTTGGCAGACCAGGTAAACCTAGTGCACCTAATGAGGGTGGCAACCTAATGGCTATGATGATTGAGGTTGACTTCGGATTCTGGAAGTTAAGTAAAGATGATAGGAAGTTATTGTTCCTACGCTATGCGGAGTCTATGCACTTTGATGCTATCGCAAGTGAGATGGGTTTGGGTAGTGAGGATACTGCACGTATGCGTAACAAGCGTGCCATCAAGAAACTTATCCATAAGATTGGTGGCTTCAAGCCATACAAAGATATAGACAGTGAGCCTCAAGATTCTTTGGAGTCGTAGTCTACCTCTGCTGGGTCAACCCATAAGTCTTCAGGATAATCCTGTATCAACTCTGCGTGATGTAGTTCGATAACTTCTTTCCAACTCTGTACTGTATTCATTACCATCCTCCTAGGCATTTGTCTGAGTGTGTATGTAGTGCAAAGGCTACAAGATACTCGCCCTTTGTAGGTGCATACATCTCAGTGTTGCACGCACCGCACTTACCAAACCATTCTTCTCCAAAGAAATCGTATTTCATTCTTTGTCCTTTCTTTTATATGCTGAATCTCGCGCCGTTCCCCAATACCAATTAACAAACTCATCGAATCCTTCTGCTTTAGCCCTTGATTCAAGGGTGTTCATAGCAAAAGTTCTTTCGCGCCATTCACCTAATGCTGATGCTATTTCGTTGCAGTGCTTATCCCAAAATCTAAACTCATCAAAATCCATATCATCCTCCTGTGCTATAAAATCCTGGTGCATTAAACTTTACTGCTGGTGCTGACCATACCCTACTCATTGTCACTTGGCAACAGATAGGTTCTGTGCTGTCACCAAAACTTCTTTCAATCTCCTGTGTGCCACCGCACTGGTCGCACTTGTAGTCATACTTGGGCATCATATCTCCCCGTCAATCGGTGTAGGTGCAGTTGATTCTGCCCCACATTCTTTACACTTCTGTCGCAGGTCATACCAACCTACCTCTCTTGTCTCGCTGTCCCACATTACAGTAATCTCGAACATCAAACAACCACAGATACACGCAAGGGTTGGATTCTCTAGGTTGTATAGGTCAAACATTCATATCTTTCAGGCAAATCCTGCATTGATAATAGTAAGTCTTTTCAACCCCACCTTCTTGTGCTGTGCCCCAGTGAATCTCGTCTACCTTATAGAGAGTCCACGAATGCCCATTTAATATGCAATCTATTTCATCTATGAATCCCATATCAGTACCAGTTGTGTCGCTGATGAAAGGCTAGTGCCCTGCAAGGGGTGGAATAGCGGTGCTCTATGTACTTGTATGCGTGCAGTATCTGTATCTCAGGTTGCTTGCTTGTCTCTTTGAGTACTTGTGCGATACCAAATGCAGATGACTTGGGGTTGTCCGCTAGATGGTCGAACTTTGATTCGGTCATAAACAATCGGTAGACACAGGCACGCTGTCTCTTATCCCAATCCCACCCCGCCTTGGCGTATCGCATAGCCATCACCTTATTGTGTTGCTTCTGTTCATAGGTGGCGTGGGTCTGCTTAGGTAAAGGCTTACCGATGTTAACCTTTACCTCCACATTGTGGGTTAAAGGGAATGTCCAAGCAAAGATGAACATCAGGATAAGAATTATCATTCTCTTTTTCATCTGACAAGTCTACCAAGTTTAGCCCGCACATTCCTTGCGTGTCGCTGTTCGTGGCGTACTGAATTGTGCGTTGGTTTATAGCCCTTCATAAGTGCCCGTTCTGAAGTCAATCTGCCACCCCATATGGAGCCGTTGCCACCTATAGACCATAAAAGATTCTCATCTTCTAGCCCTTGTTGTAGGCACTCGAACTTAACTGGGCAAGTGTTGCAGATTTCTATGGCTTCAACACTACGTAGCACCTGCAGACGTTGCTCATCTACAAGCACGCTATTTTCATAGTGCCACAGGTCAGGGTCAGGGTTGCCAACGCAGTTGCCTTCTGCGTGCCAGTCTCTACTATTATTCATTGGCTACCGCCTTTAGGTGTCGCACTTTGAGGACAGATTCTGCCTCTGCGTGGTGGATATCTTCAAGGTAAGTTGACTTGTCTACTTGATTTTCCCATAGCCATTCGTCCTGCTGTTCGTAGTCCCATAGGGCAAATCCCTTGGGTGGTTCGACTCCCTCAGGAAGAAAAACATCTACGATACGGACACCCTCGACTTTATAGGACACTCGATATTGGTTGCTCATTAGTACCACCCCTCGCTCTCGTGGTGTTCGTTGCAGTTGGTGCAAGTCCATTCACCCCACCACGTTGTTTCTCCGTGTGAGCATTCTTCCTCTGTGTCTATCTCTTGTAGGTTTCCGCAGTCGCACTCGACCTCTTGAGTGGCGTAGCCTGTGTTGGCTAGTGCAATCGTGTCACCCTGTAACCACATTGGCTCACTCATTCTTCGCTACCTCCTAGCGCAATTTTTAATCCATCTATCAAGCCTTCATAGTAATGAAAGGAACTATCTCCCCCGTCGTGTAGTTTTATATCTTCTTCTGCTTGTCTTAACTCTCTAAGTA